TGGATAATGGAGCCACTAAGTAAGAATACCTATGGCGATAAATATTTAAGCAAAAAATTCTGGCTGGATTCTAGCGATAATCTTATGTATAACGGCAAGGCTCCTGAGCTATCCGAAACTAAGTCAGCTCGGATGCCAGCGTTCTTTGAACATAGCAATGTCAACCTACCCCAATACTCTTGAGTCAATACTAGGACCAAACTTAGAGTCAATCCTTGCTGAACTTGAGGAAATATATCCACCAACCAACCCTAACCCTAATGAAAAGATGGAAACAATTATGTATAAAGCTGGTCAACGATCAGTAGTCGAGTGGATAAAAACTCGTATCAGTGAGGACGTATAGATGGCTTTTAACTTTGAACAATACGGAGTAAGTAACCCTAATTTATATGGAGATACTACTGCTGGAAGGCAACATAATATAGACCTGATCTTCCAAAATGTCCTCGGTCGTAACGCTGACTCTGGTGGTAGAGCATATTGGGATGCTCAAGTAGCAGAAAAAGGTGATCAAGCCTATCAAGATTTGGTTAACACAGCAATAGCAGGTGCTGAATATAAAGATCGTGCATCTGCTGTATCTGCTAATCCTAATATCACTGAAGCTGAATTAGATTCTCTTAGTAGTGCTTATGTATCTCCATACCATCATGGTAGTGGTAGTGCAGTAGCTAACTGGCAACCTGGAGATGATTTAACTCAAGAGATAGCTAATGCTGTAACCACAAATACATCAAATGCAGATGGTACAACAAATGCATCAGCTAACTATGGTGATGCCTCAAATAATACTGTTGCTGATGTTATATCTGCTTTCCAAGAGCATAATAAAAATACATTAGCTGCTGGTGGTAGTGATATAAAAGGTACTGGTAACATCACTGGTGGTGTTCAACAGTCAGGTTCTAATACTATAACTGCTGAAGATGTTTTAGCTGCATATAACCAAGGTGCAGGTAGTATTACTGGTGATGGAAGTGACGGTAGCAATACAGCAACTGGTGCTGGTGGCCTAACTATGGATGACTTAAATTCATGGTGGTCTGGTATAGATAAATCAAGCTTTGGTGGTGGAAATGGTATGCAAGACTTCATGCAGTTCATGATGATGATGAACATGATGGGTGGCGGCATGGGTCGAGGTATGGGCGGCGGTAGTCAATACGGCTACGGTGGTCTGAACCCAGGAGGTGTATCACAAGCTTTTGATTATAAAGATATGGCTAGTTGGATGAAAGATACATTCGGTAGTGGATCAGGTGGGACTACTACAGGGAATTTAAACCTAACAGGAACAACTTAAAATAAAATGACTGCAAAAACTAGATACGATTATTTATCAGGCGAACGTACCCAGTTTCTAGACGAAGCAGAAAAAGCAGCGGAATTAACTCTTCCATATTTAATTATTCAGGATCAATACACCAAGGGGATGAGACATCTTCCTACACCTTGGCAATCAGTTGGAGCAAAATGTGCAGTGACATTGGCAGCAAAACTTATGCAGTCAATGCTCCCTGTACAAACCAGCTTCTTCAAGCTACAGGTAGATGAAAGTCAACTTGGTCAGGAATTTGGTCCTCAAGTTAAATCAGAACTAGACTTATCTTTTGCAAAGATTGAACGAGTAATCTTAGAATCTATCTCAGCTTCTAATGATCGTGTCATAGTGCATGAAGCCCTCCTACAATTAGTTGTAGCAGGTAATGCACTTATCTTTATGGGTAAGGATGGCCTGAAAGTATATCCGCTTAATCGCTACGTTGTAGAACGAGATGGTGACGGCAATGTGATCGAAATAATCACGAAGGAAACAATTGCAAAGAAATTAATTGAAGATCAACTACCAGAGGATGTACTTAAGCAGTACGACACTGTAGTTGATAGCTCTGATGACAATGTTGAGGAGTGCGATATCTACACCCACATCAAACGAGACAACAACAGATACGTCTGGCATCAGGAAGTACACGGTAAAATATTAGACAAGTCCTACGGTAAAGCACCTGTTGACATAACACCTTGGATTCCATTGAGATTTAACACAGTGGATGGTGAGGATTATGGAAGAGGTAGAGTCGGTCAGTTCATGGGCGACTTAAAATCATTAGAAGCACTATCCCAAGCCCTTGTGGAAGGAAGTGCTGCGGCTGCGAAAGTCGTATTTACAATTTCTCCTAGCAGTACCACGAAGCCTAGTACCCTTGCTAACGCTGGGAACGGTGCAATCGTGCAAGGAAGGCCAGATGATATCGGTGTTGTACAGGTAGGGAAAACTGCTGACTTTAGAACTGCATTTGAAATGATGCAACAACTAGAGCGTCGTCTTAATGAGGCGTTTTTAGTCATGCAGGTTAGAAATTCAGAACGCACGACAGCCGAAGAGGTACGCCTCACACAAATGGAATTAGACGCTCAATTAGCAGGGCTATTCAGCTTGCTTACTACTGAGTTCTTACTTCCATATTTAAATAGAATACTTAGTCAATTTCAAAAGACTGGAAAGATACCACGTCTACCAAAGGATATTGTTAAACCTACTATCGTAGCTGGTGTTAATGCACTAGGTCGTGGGCAGGATAGAGAGAGCTTAGGTCAATTCCTAACAGTCATCTCTCAGACAATGGGACCAGAGGCAGTACAGAAGTTTATTAATCCAGAGGAAGTCATTAAGCGTCTCGCTGCTGCACAAGGTATTGATGTATTGAACCTAGTTAAATCTATGCAAGAGATACAAGGTAAAGAGCAGCAAGCACAGCAAATGGCAATGCAGCAACAGCAGACAGAGAATCAGACAGCAATGATGAAGACTCCGATGATGGACCCTTCTAAGAACCCTGCAATGGCTGGACAACAACCACAACAACCACCTAAACAAGAATGAGCGAAGAGCAAACACTTTCGATGGAGCCAGTAACTAATACTGAGAATGCAGAATCAGTTGCTGACTTAACAAATGAAGAGAAAGACTCTCTATTAATTGGAGAGGATATGGAACGTCAGCAAGAGAACTTACTTGCTGGTAAATATAAAGACCCTGCTGAATTAGAGACTGCTTATAAAGAACTCGAAAAGAAATTGGGCGAAAAATCTGATGGGGATTCAGAGGAAGTCGAATCAGAAAATGAAACTGAAGTCGAAGCTTCAAACGATGTAGAAGAAAACTTTCTTGATCAACTGTGGGAAGAAGGTACTAATGACAAGTTGTCTAAGGAAACCTTTGAGAAGCTATCGAAAATGAACCCCGTTGATGTTGCTAAGTTAGCAATGCAACAAAGGTCTCAGGCTCAACAAGCACCACAGTCTAGAGAGTTTACTGAGCAAGATGTCCAACAGATACAAGGATTAGTTGGTGGTCAGGAGAACTACAACAACATGATGGGTTGGGCTGCAGAGAATGTACCCGATCAAGAGGTAAATCTTTTTGATGCTGTCATGGATAAAGGTGATCCACTTGCTGCATACTTTGCTGTCCAGTCAATGGCTTTAAGGTATCAGGATGGTGTTGGTAGAGAAGGCCAGATGATCAAAGGTAAAGCACCTAAAGCACAAGGCGATGTCTTCAATAGTCAACAAGAACTTATAGAAGCACAAAGCGATCCAAGGTATGCAACAGATGAAGCTTATCAAGAAGCAATCCTACAAAAACTAGAACGATCTAACATTAACTTTTAAAAATGGCAGAACTTACAGAGCAACAAAAGAAAAATCGTAAGCAAGGTATCCATAAAACTGAAGAGGAATCAGCTAAGAACACTAAAAGAATCTTATTAGACCGAGCACGTAGTAAACAATTTCTTGAAGGGTTTAATAACTAGGTAGACATGGCGACCTGAACCTTCATCATCGCCTTACACCTACTTAGATTCAATGACTACTGTAACTGAATACGGTAAGCAAAACATATTTGCTAACGAAACACCTCCTCGATTAATGAACGATCAAGAACAAGACTTCTTAATGGAGCAAGCCGAGAGAACTAACGGACAACTAGCCATGCTTGGCTTTGTTGCTGCTCTTGGAGCATACATAACTACTGGACAAATTATTCCAGGAATCTTTTAAACACTTTATAAATGACTACAGCCACATTAACCAAACCATTTGACAACTGGCAGCGTTTTTGTGACTGGACTACAAGCACCAACAACCGTCTCTACGTGGGATGGTTCGGTGTGCTTATGATCCCTGCACTATTAACCGCTGCAACAGCATTTATCGTAGCTTTCATCGCTGCACCACCAGTTGATATAGATGGTATTCGTGAGCCAGTCTCAGGATCTCTACTCTATGGAAACAACATCATCTCAGGGGCAATCGTCCCGTCATCTAACGCAATCGGTCTTCACTTCTACCCAATCTGGGAAGCTGCAACCCTCGACGAGTGGTTGTATAACGGAGGACCATATCAACTTATTGTGTTCCACTTTCTCATCGG